CAGTCAGTCTCTGCTCAACATAGTCGGCAGCAGGTGAAGGAAAATAGCTGGCAGTCATTACATCACCCTCCCCATGTTGCGGAGAATCCATAGCCTGTTTTCTGTATGCTCCGGGGTTTTGTCAGCAAAGCACGACTGATAGCGCTCTATCCAGCGGTTAGCCTCGGAGTAGGAAAAGTGGATGCCACGGCACACAAGCGAGGAAACGAAATCCCCGGTGTAAAGGTATTGAAAGCCTTTCGAGTTACGAAGAATCGCCTCTCGAAAGGCCTGGTTGATATCTGATTGTCGGAGCATAATCTACCCTCGCATAAATACTGTTTATGCACACAGTAGTTTTGTTTGAAGGTAAGATCAAGAGAGGTTACGACTATCAATGCCCATGGCAGGATGAGGCGTTCAATCGACAGTCATCCATGACCAACAGCTCATCTGCATTTTACTGCATGCTAAGCTGATTTTATTTAGTCGTTATTTTTTGTAGTTTCATACTGTTGGAGAAGAATGGACTATCATCCCTATAAACTTTCTTAGAATACTTATCATATGTAACATTAATAGTATTACCGCTTCCTCTTTTTACTGAAAATATGTAATCAAAGGATTCAAGCTTGGCATTTAACTTGTTCCCCTCCCCTCCATTTAATACAATTCCTATTTTATCGTATTGTTTACCACCGCTCCAGTGACCATATCTGGCAGATAGGTTAATAATGTTTCCTCTAATGGATGCGTTATCGATAACTGATCTTGCATAGAACTCTATTCCCCTTAAAACATTTTCCCCAGAAGCGGTTATATTACAGTTAGTTATATCTCCCTTAGAGGAGTCTCCAACAAATGCCATCGCGTAAGACGCATTCTTAACAAATGATGTACCATTACAGTTGGAACAACCAGGCCCTATTATTAACCCGCCACCGTCTGTAATGTCTTCAGCGTAGGAATTAAAGTCGATATTGGAAGTTGAGTTCCATATGTGCAACCCAGCGTGGTATGCTCTTATGGTTTTTATATTTATGTTTCCTTTGTTATTATGCCCTTCAAGCTCTACTCCAGCGTAAGCTGTATTCATTGACACCGCATCAATTGTTATATTATTACAGCGATCTAGTTTAAATGAACTTCCTAGAGCAAGGTCAGAGCTTTTAGATTTAGGTTGCGGATATATTTGACCTGATGATATAGCAGAACAGAGTATCTTAATATTGTCGCTGCCATGATTTGCAAATAGATTGAAAACGGCATTCCTCAGCACAACATCCTTGTCAACGCAAAGGTTTTTTGCGCCATATGCCCATAGATTAAGTGTGTTAGCCACTGGCCTACAAAATATATTTCTGTTATCCAGAACATTAGTACTCTGATAGTCCATTATCTTCTTTCCTGTCGGATCATCTGAGGTTATGAGTAGATTACCTGTTATCGTGCAGTTATCCCCAGTGATTTTAATGGACGCATAACCTGAGTTCCGAGCCTCAAATGGAGTGTCTCTTGATATGGTAGATCCATTTCCCTCTAATGTAATTTTGTTTGCTGATATAACCCAGCCATCCTTTTTCTGGTCTCTATTTGGATATGAATTATAATAAATAGATTTAGGGGAAAGTTTTACATTATCACCAGTGTTTAAAGATGAAAGCATCTTTGCAAAAGGAATAGTGTCAGGGAGTTCCTTTCCGACACCTTTACATCCATACCATTCTGGTCTGACTGTCTGGTATTTATCATATTCATCTATTATGAAAAAGATATTTTCATATGCAGACTTAATAACCTTTACGCCATCTGGTGCAAATTTCGAATAACTTTTAGATGCATACACCACAGGGCCGGCACCTTCAATATTCACTGAATAGTAAACACCGGGTGAGACGTTCTTCAACCCCGCAAGTACAGACTTTGAACTTACAGGAATGCCTTTATTTGTTAATGTCGACGCAAACGCCATCAGGTCTAATGATAAGTATGAGCACGTCGCAGTAAGGGCTGTCGTCAAAAGTTTTCTGCGTGATAAAGTGTTCATTCTTCCACCAAATGAAATTTAAGGTAGAATACACTTCATCACTAATCAGCGTAAGTTTCCATATAAATATTGAGCAAATGAATGAATGCAGACTTATCCAGGGGAATGCATGCTGAACGAAAAGCGCTCAGATATGAATAACATACTGTTTTGTATTACTTTTTATTTCCTATGCCTCTTAGTTGGTGTTGCGTGTCTTATGCTTTTTTTACTGTATTGACACGAACACGAATTAATGAGATTCTGTATCGATTTGTATATTATTATTGGATAGGGTTATGAATAATTACAGGCCACTTCTAAAGATATTCTCCAGAATATTATTATTATCTTTAATTATTATTCTTTCGGTTATAGCTGGTTCGCGTGAGGTTGGGTCTGATAATGACTCTGTGATGTATGCAACCATTGTGCAAAATAGCGTCAACGGTGTTTATAACCTCCTACAAAAAGAACCTGGATTCTGGCTTATTGTTTATTTAAATAACCTTTTAGCGGGTGGAAGCATAGCTTCGTTTTTCTTTGTTTACTCGTTTATTGCATTGTGCCTTTGCTTTTATGGGATAAAGAAAACATCCCCCAGCCCCATAATTAGCATCATTATGTACTTGGCCTTCTTTTTTATTGTGCATGAGATGATGCAAATACGAATAGCATTTGCCGCAGGTTTTATTTACCTTACATTCTTTTATCTTGTCGTGGAAAGGAAAAAAACATCTATATTCATAAGTGCTGTAGCTGTTTTATTCCACTACTCTACAATAATATCTTTTATATTTTTCTTTATAAAGCCAAGAAATATCATAACTAAGAAATTCCTTGTCCTTCCGGTTATTGGTGCAATATTTGGTTTTGCTATAAATAGCAACCAATCTATTGCTCAGGCATTTTTTGATATGATGCCTAGTTTTTTAAGTTATAAGGCAACCCTTTACTTTGCGCTAAACTCTGAGGGGAGTCTGACCAGGGTAAGTGCAGTCGTAATGGGATTCGGTAGCCTAATTTACTACTCTCTTTTGGTGTTTATGTATGGAAGAATTAAAGGAAAGGATCTTGAAAACGTATACTATAGGTCTTTAAATCTACTTCTTAAAATTACATCAATACAACTATTTCTCGGTTTTATTTTAATATTTAACGTTGAGTTTTCCCTTTATTGCCAGCATTCTTTATAAAGGAATTTAGCGCTAGATCACGCGTCATAGTTTTTGTGCCAATAGCTATTTATGCAATAAGACAGTTCTATACGAGTTATAATAGTGTATTTATGGGATAAGGTGGCCACCCGCCCACAATCAAATGTTTGCGGGTGGTGAAAATCAATGTAATGATATGTTTTCAGCTCTGCAGTTGACATCTGCGGAGCAAACTAACCCATTGATTTTTTTTAAGAATATTTAATTTATTTATCAACTTCGTAAAAAACAAACTACAGATGGAAACAGTTTTATACTTTTACTAATTGATTTCGCGTAGCATAATCTTTTCGGTGGGGCGTGGATAACCCATGATCTATTCGCGGATTAAGATCATGTTCCGCGCATATTGCGCTTTGGCAGCGTCTAACGCCGTCTCCTCCGTGCCATCCTCAGAAAATAAATCTGTTGAGAAAATGACGGTCGATTTGGCTTCGTCCGAATAAAACGCCACAACCGATTTATAAAGACCGTTGACGAAAATGGACGGCGATTCAGTGATAACTGCTACGGCATTGCTGTAGCTGACCGGGGCGCTGCCATCCATGGGCGCGAAGGTAAATTCACCTGATAAATGCATCTGTTCTCCTTACATTCGAACTTTGAGTGTGTAGGTGTTTGTTGCGCCTGAATCCAGAACAGCGTAAAGCGAATTATTGAATGTGTACGATGTAGGCATCGGAATGTAATAATAATGTTCGGACTTAACCATCCAGTCCGCAAGTGCCGACTGAGCACCGCCCGCGCCGAGCTGGTAAACGTGCGCGCGGGTGATGTTGCTACCCGCAGAAATAACGTGCGTGGTTTTCGTCACTGTCCCGGAAATATCCGCATAAGAGCCTGCGGAAATGTAATAGTCAACGCTGGAAGTTTCCCTGACGTCCATATTGAACCGTGGTGGGAGTGCCTTATTTTGCGTGCCACTGACGAGAAATGCATTGTAGCAGTTGGCGCTTTTCCCTCTCACTATGCCCCGACAATCTCCAGTCACTACAATGTCATTGCCGCTTGCCCCAGCTCCCTGCGAATAGTTACCATCGCCAGTGTAGTTAATATCGTAGGAGTTGAGTGGCAGGCCGCTGTTGTTCAGTATGTACAATCCATACGAGGTACACGCATTGCTCTGCGCCGTGATATTCAGCATCTTCATACTGTAGGCGGCATCGGAGCGTTGATTCAGCAGAAGCCCCCACGAGCACGATTCAGCTATCGACAGCCCGCCAATGCCGTACACCTGAGCGTCCGCTCCTTGAGTTATCTGCGTCCCGATGCTGGCTCCGTATGTATACGCCTCAAACTCGATGTTACTACTGTTCGTGATTGTCAAGCCGGAGCTTAGGTTATTCCAGGAGCGGCAAACGACATGTCCGTTATTCGCGTTCGGCTCCAGCTCCACGGTCGCGTTGGCATTGCCTTTCCCGGTCACGTTAATGTCGTAGTCTGAGCTGTCGGAAACTTTAACTCCCGCGCCGTACGCCAGGTCACTCGACGTGACATTGGGAACGACCTGGCCGCCGTAATCCAGCGTTCCATTGACACGAAACCGGCTGCTGGATTTTGCCCAAATATTAAACGCACATTTTTGGATTTTGCCGGTGATTTCAATATCACTGGAACCCAGCATATAAATTCCGTAGTCAATGGCCTGGCATAGCGACGTCTGTTTGCCGGATGTATTCTGCGTACCGTCGCCTTTATATGGATATCCGAGCGGGTTATTCCCGTCAATGTTAACGTTCAATAATTTGACGTTTGATGCGTTGTGAATAAAAAACAATGAGGACTGACCATCACTGGTATCAGCGACACGCCGCGTTATCTTCGCTCCATTACAATGGATAGTCAGCGGTTTTGAAATCGTCCAGCTTCCATTCAGTCCGGATGTCGGGAATGCGTTGTAATAGGTCTTTCTGCCATCGAGATGAATTGTTGCCCCTGATGGTACGGTATCCAGCATCTCCTGGAACTTTGCGTAATCATCAGTTTCGCCATCACCGACACACCCCCACATCTCGGGTGTAAAAAACTGAATGGCGGATGCGACAGTCCCGTAGGGCAACGCCACCAAGGTGGCTCCGGGCAATTCGCTTGAACCCAGGTTTTGGCGAAGCGTGTCCCCATCCATCAGAACCAGGTGGGTTACATCGTTAGCAAAGCTTGTTTCATCGGTGCCAGTGGTAGTAAAACCTGTATCGGTTGATTTGTTTAGTCGATAAAACTGGTTCTGAAAGCGAATATATTGATTGCGGGCGCTGAACTGAAATGGGCCGTCTTCATAGTCACCGAGGAAGACATAGCCAGAGTCACCAAGAAACTGCTGAAATCGATTTTCCTTATCCACCAGCGATTCAGCAAAAACTGATTCTTGTTCAGCAAGGCGGAAATCAAATCGGGACTCAAAGTCCGTGAGCTTCATCGTGAACGCTGACTCTATTCCGAACCATGACATTCGCCGACGCCCCAGACGATCGGTCCAGAATGTAGATGTTATCTCATTCAGGGCAAAGTCCAGATTCTGCGCATTATCATGAACGTCAGGCATGCTTGCTGACGGGACGGGATTGCCCGTTAAATAAAACGACATATTGATATTACCTCAGAAATAATTCAGCGGTTGTCGAGGCACTGAGCGGGGATCAGCTGATTTTTTGCCATAGAGTTACTCTGTGCTGATCATTAATTGTTTCTGTTCGCCCCATGCAGCGCCATGTACCATTGAGTGCACTCGAGGAGTGATTTCCATCAGCAGTGGCTGGGTATAACGCAGAGCCATTAACCGTAGAGTTATACTCTACAGACCCGTCATACCAGGCCAGGGTATACGCTCCAACCTCATTTATAAATGGAGGGTTGTCTTTAGTTGCCATCGCCCCCAGCCCCAAATTAGATCGCGATGTCGCTTTATTCGGCAAATCGGCAAGATTCTGTGATTTCTGCATCGCCCCTGTAATGCGGGAGTCATCACCAGCTGCGACTGTTCCGGAGGATGTCCCCACAGAGCGGGTAGCTGAATTTCCCAGTTCCAGACTGGATCGCGCCACAGCTTTATCCGGCAGATCGGCAAGGTTTTGTAATTTCTGCACTGCCCCCGTGATGCGGGAATCATTACCAGCTGCGACAGAATCTGGCCCGGTACCAACCGGAAGCGTGGCTGAATTGCCCAACCCAAGGTTATCCCTGGCAGTAGAAAGCGCCTCTTCCCCATCAGATGCAATATCAGCAAATGGATTAAGGCGGGTCAGGAACAGTTTGTTCAGTGCTTTAAGCACCTGAGTTGAGTCCTGAGGATCTAATTCAATATCTGAACTTTCAACGATATTAACGAGCTCAGTCTGAACAGCATTAAACCATTCTGCAACCAGTCTTGTTGGTGGAATTCCGCTGGAGACTTTTCCATTAGTAAACAACCCCTCAAGAGATGTGAGCGGCTCTACGTCACTTATTTTTAGCATAAGAGCACCTGTAAATTTAGATATCTACATTATGATTCATTATTTTTCCGAGAAAACACTGGGATAAAATCTAATGTTCGGGCCATTCCCGGTTCATGGCAATATCGAATATCATCCGATATTCTGGCGTATTCAGTTCAGCGTCCAGACCATACACGAAAATAATATTAATATGGGACGGCGCTATTTTTGTTATTGTACACTCAAACTGCTTATCTCCCCACGATGTCAGGGCATCACCACAAAAGGCAGAGCCCGCATATGAATATATTACAGATGATCCCGGAACGTTGATCTGCCAGGTAAACGGCCATTCTTCACCATTTATCGGCTCGCCACAGACGGACATTCCGCACATTGCCGGGCGAAACTGATTGATGGTGATGTTATAGCCAAGAGCAGCAGCCACACTGATGTAATAAGCCCGATTCAGCCCTCCAGTACTGATAAGCTTTGAAACGACTGCTCGCTGCCGCTCACTGATACTCCCTGTCTCACCAATTGCGCAATCATCGGGAAGACCAAGTGCGCTTTCCCACTCAGAAAGCATCATCAATGCTGTTGACGGAAAACCTCCGCTAAGTAGCGCCTGCGAGTCAGCGTCAGAACGGGCAAATGAATGCCCCAAAGCCCGGAGCGTCGCGTACTGAACGCTATTTACATCTCGTGTCCACGCAAGACCTGTAGGCATCAAGCTCAAAAGCGCCCGGGTATAGTCGTCAACGGAGTACAAGCTCATGTGAAGTTAACCTCACCCAGCAACGGCAATTCCCCTGTATCCAGAACGATATTCTGCGAGGGAGATTCCAGTACATATCCGGTTGAGCCTTCGACCTGGCTCAGCGCACCATTAATATCGGATAAGTAAATTTTTCCGGAACCATTCGGATTACCATTATCAAAAAACAATAAATGTATGGCGTCTTTCATTGCCTGCACAGTGTCAGCACTGGCGTCTGGAATACCGGAGATCGTGAAGGGAATGATTTTTTTTATCGGGGAGCAGACGTAAATTATCGCGGTATCAGCCTGAAGAGGATAAATATGGTCCGCCACCCTTCCCTGATCGCCTGTCGCTTTTATCGCCCCCCAGTCTTCAAGCGATGACACGCCGTCTGTCCCGACCGGGAAACCGTTATTCGTCGTGTCATTACCATCACACATAATATAAATAACAACGGTTCCGGCCCCCATTCCGCGACGTTTTATCCAGACACGGGTTACGCCAGAAATTTCCAGCGCCCATTTTTTATAATCGGCATCACTTCCACCCTGAGGCGGGTTCTGGTATGCCTGCAGTCCGCGCTGCCGGAAATCCTCTTCGTTCTCGATGTCGGCCCCGCCGGTTGCCGGTTCGATCAGCATCAGCGTATTATCGATACCTGACACGTTGGCATCCAGCGTCAGCAATGTGCCGGCATCAGCATTGCCTGCGCTCCCGCCGCCGCTTACGTCTTCAGAAATATCGGGTAAAACAGCCGTGACAGCAGTGGTTCCGCTTTTTCCAGCGGATATGGTCAGATCCGAATCAGTGACATACTGATAACCGTCGGAGCGGTTCAGAACAGTCCCCGCAGGAAGAATGGCCCCGGCAGTTCCCGTGGCTCTTGCTACAGGTGACCGGGAGGCTGTGGCAGCTTTCCGGTAGATCTGTTTAAGTGCCATCCAGCCCGCCAGCCATTCACCGGTAGAGGTGAATGGGTTTGTCTGCAGGGCAATATAATCCAGGTAGGCGTAGTGCAGGTGCGACATACCGGCATCCATGTCCGCGACAACTTTCAGGTTTCCAAAGCGAAGCAAGGCACCGACATTTTTAAGTTCAGCCTGCATAAACTGCCGGTTTTCCTCGCGCAGCTCACTCAGCGTTTTTCGTTTAAACGGCATTATTTATTTGCTCCCAGATCCAGAAAAATGCGCTCTCCTGCCAGTCACCATCCGGTGGCAGATAACGAATAATCAGGTTGAGTCTGTTCGGCATGACGATCTGCGTTGTGCAACTGATATCACTGACCACACCATCGCCTTTCAGCCAGTCAAGGGCCTCTTTTGCGTACTCTTCTGCCCTTATGGCGACATTGGTCGTCAGTTTTTCTCGACGCAGCAACCACAGCCGGCTACCCAATTGCGTATCGGCGTCTGAGTCCCCCCACCAGCCGCGGCGATCACTGCCGTCATAAGCGTCGTCCCTGCGGGCAAGGCGATCTGTGAACAGGCTGAGGATGATTGCAGTTTGCAGGTCGTTACCTGTTTTCAGCGCGCCGGGATCGGTACGCCAGTCAGCATGAAGCGCATCGACATTCCAGAATGATGATATATCACTCACACCTGTTCCCCCGGTTTCTCGCTGGTTATGGCGTCGTTACCTTGTTCAACCCCTTTCACTTCATGATCGTGATCGTTATATGCGTCCCGCAGCTGTTTCAGCGTTTTGTCGTTGGTTTCACAGTTATCAATAACATCACCGGTAACCAGTAATTTAGGCGTAATGAGTTTCACCTGTTCTGTCGCGGTAGCTGTCAGATTCTTTGCGTTATTGACGGTGACGTCCTGGCCTTTCGCATCAACGCTGATACCGTTCTCCGTCAAATGGACGTACAGCCCCCACTGGTTATAAACAACCGTCTCCCCCGGCTGAAGGTCGGCATGGCGAAACCCCTGATGGTTCGTCGCGATAACCACTGGGCTCGAACGATCACCACCCAGGAACGCCAGCACAACATCCGTGCCGGCAGGCAGTCCGGAAGAAAAGCCAAATTCAGCCAGTCGGTGTGCGCTGGCGACCTCAAGTGGGGTCTGATACTGCACTGACTGGGTTGCCCCGGAGTCATTCATTGCGGTGATTCGCCCCACGCCCAGCATGCTGGCAATACGGTTTGCAATATGTCGAAACTGGTTCATTGGCTGAATCCTGCTATCTGCTGGTAAAATGCATAGGGTTGCACCGCAAACGCCTCTGGCGGCATCAGCGTCAACCGGGCATGCGTACCATCGCTGTCCCGCATAAACGTGACTTCGGCTATCAGCAATTCAGTGTCTGGTAACCTGAGTGTGGGGAGATTCACCGGGATCAGCGTATTTGGCTCCCACAACTTTCCTGCCTTATCCCGCCAGCTATCTACCGTGACGCTTAACAGCTTCGAGCGGCCGTACCGGCGGTTCATCTCCCAGTCGATGGCGCGCTGCGCCTGCTGCGACGCCATCAGCGTGCTTTCAACGATAACGATACGTTTGCGGTATCGCATGCTGGCCGCTTCGGGATCCCGGGCGGTCGCCAGCGTCACCGAGTCATAGGCTGTATCCGGAGAAAATCCGGCGATCGGCGAAACGCTCATCGAGACCCCAACATAGTCAGAGAATCGTTCCGACATATCTGCTCGGTAGTACGCCTGCTCGACGTTCTCCCCTTCCGCCACTCCACTGGCCGCCCGACGGGAGCCTACGCGGGTAAGCAGCAGGTTACCGTCGGGCAAATCGTAATAAAGCAGCGCCGACCATCTGGATACTCGTTCGATGATCTCCTGTGGCGATTCGCCCCAGTTAATCGTGAACTGGGGCACCTCCACCAAATCATCCACATCGGATGAAACTTTAATGCCGTACCATGAAGCCAGACGGGAAGCGATATTCAGCGCATTACTTCGGTTGATGACGTTGTTAGGCCACTCGGCAGAACAGTCCACCAGATCCTGACATTTGCTGCGTCCGTTCGCCTGTACCTCATGACGGGCTCGCGTTATCGCGGGTTCCCAGTTGTCAACATAACCCGTTATCACCGGGTCCTCACCGAAATGAACCTCGCAGGGCGCCCCCTCCACCACCAGCTGTTTTTCGTGGGTGCCCGGGTAATAGTCCAGAAGGCCCAGGCTAAAATCAGACGGGAAGCGCTCTATTGAGCGCGTCACGCGGACTGAATCCCAGCCCTCTATTTTTTTGTCACCGACTGTCAGCGTTACTACATCCTGATCATCACTCATTGTCGTAACACCCTCATCGAAACAGGCATAAACGCCGGGTGCGGTACGTCTGATTCCTGAATCAGCTCATCAGCGCGCCCGACATTCTGATATAACCGATTAGCCAGCGTCAGCGCGGGGAGTGGCTGCGCAGAATTGAACTGCATGAGCTCGCTTAAACTGGCTGAAAGCGCCGACATGGTGTCAAGAAATGACGACCTGACCAGCAACAATGAACTGTAGAGTTCATCGTCGGCGCGGTCACCTGTCGCCAGTAGGGCAGCATCCAGTTGGTCTGAAACCCGGCGGGTTATCTGCTCTGCTTCGTTACGACTCGTCGGGTTTGATTCAGCGGCCGCTGCCGCCATTGCCGCGCTGCACAGAACAATAATCAGGACATTGACGCTTTCCGCTATATCAGCACCTGCTGACGACGGCTGATATTCTGAACTGGTGGCGTTGGCCAACTTTTCCAGCGCAGTTATCCGCTCATTCGCGCCGCCAGTGCAGTTGAGGATCGCGTTGATAACGTCAGCAGTACGTTGCACAAACTCATCAACCGTGGCAGAGCTATTCAGGCCGGTGACGGTATCAAAAATCCCCTGGCGGTCCATGATGGCACTGGCAGATACCTGCGCGGAAAGTGATTCAAAATCATCGGTGTCATCGGCAGAGATACTACCGTTAACCCCTGATGAGCTGCCGCCCACCTCCCCCTTGCTATAGCGCCCGTAGCGCTGATTACCGAACGTTGATTTGAGAACGTTGCTGACATTCGTCACTTCATTGGTGGTGCTCTCCACCATGTTCGACCAGAAAGCAATCGTGCTCTTGATGGTTTTGATCGCCTGCGTCACGCCGCGGATTTCACCTTTAATCCGTGCGATGGTACTGAATACGGTGGTGCTGACCAGCTTCAGGTAATTTGTGCGAACGGTTTTCCCTGCCGAACTGCTGCCGGTGACCGCAAAAACCTTAAGCCCGGACTCGATAGCCATCAGCGTGAATTCAAAAACACGGCCGGCATCTGCAGAACCGGAAAGCCGAAGTCCGTTTTCCGGTATGGCCACCGTCATTTCGCCCAGGGTCGGGTGAATCAACGTGCCTGTACCCTTCTCTTCACATGCAGTGATGAGCGCCTGACGCTGAGTAATAACATCACCACCGCCATACATCTGGCTGTCCTGAATGAGGAAGCCACGAATAACAATCCGCCGGACACCACGCCCCATATCCTCTATCCAGGCAGTGTCGCGATAAGGGTATTCGTGCACCGCCTGGCGGCGGCCGTGGCTTCCCTCCTCAGCGATCACAGCGAACGGAACCCCCCTGAAGCTCGAGGGGCGTAACTTACTCTGCCAGTCATCACTGGCGTCGCCGCCCATCAGCGACGAAATCGCATCCTGAATAATTGGCATATAAACTCCGGGTATAAAAAAACCGCCAACATTGTGGCGGTTTTGATTTTTACTTGGTTATTTTACATTGCTGAATTTAATTCTAATACTTTTCTTTTCATTGACTCAATATCCGAGGCTGGGAACGAAAAAAATGTCTTATCAGATAAATATATTTCAATTGGAGAGCCAGATAAAACAACATCATGAAGGTATTTTTTTCCCTCATTTGTTTTAGGGGACATTATCCCTCCGGTTTCAATGCATATTGAAATCATTTTAACATATTTCCCGTTTATTTTTGCGGGAGACATGGTTTTTAACTCAGGAGATTTGTTTTTAATGTCAATAAAACAGGATGACTCTGGATCTAATTCGCTACGCAAGTCAATTATAGAAATATTAAAAGTGTCAGGATTGGTTACTGCAAGCGCTATTTCCGGCTTGTCACCACTTACATTTAATGGTGTTAGCATGGCAATGCCATTTGGGTATTGCCATTGTGCTAACCCCTGAGCGATTGCTGAGGGGTTAAGAAGTATGAACATTAAAAATGTTATAGCAGTACGCATAAAACTATCCTTAGCATCACCAGTAAAAACTGATAACAACTTATCACGATTCTAAACATAATTGATAGCTTTATACTCGGTATCAAATCGCCTAATAATTCATGGGTATAATTATTTTCCCATTATTTTCAACGTTGTACGTTTTCCGCTCGCCTTTATCGTTAGTCATAACGATCTCCAGTCTTAGTGGTTGTTCTGTGAAAGCATCCTTGAGGGAGCGGGCCAGATTATCGGTGACGGTATTCGAGTCACTGTTACTTTTCTTTGGCGTCAGTATTGATTCTGGGGGATAGCCACCAGTCGGCATCGAGTTGATATTGTTCCGCTGCTGAGAGAGTAGCTCCGGGTTGCGCTTTCCTGACCACCGGTCATCCGTGATGGCCGTTCTTATGGCGTTTTTGAGTTGTTCTTCCGTGTAGGGTTGAGAGCCCTGCTCATGACTGATCATTGCGGCCATCAACGTCTTAAGGGCTTCAGGGTTATGGAGGTCAAGACGCTGGCCAGCACCAAACCCAGTTCTGGAAGTCACATCATCGATATAAGCCCGTGTATTGTTTTCAAAGCCCGGGGCATACGCATGAAGAATCCCGCTTGGGGTATTATTGCCACGATCCCCATATAGCATCAGCTGGCGCGCCATTGCTGCAAGTCCATCATGATCACTGGCGAACGTCGAGAAACCGCCGTTCCTCCCTGTTGTGTTTGAAGCATCTCTCAAGTTGCCAGGATTGTGATTCCGAAATCCCAGTGTGTTAGAGGCATTATGGCCATCATTATAAGGGACTTTGTCATTGCCGGATATTTTTTGCGGCGCAATCACCGACATATCACCACGCAGACGCTCTGCAGCATCCATCGCCCCATATTCTGCATCATAGCGTTTACGGACGGCATCGGTCATAAACCCGGCATCGACCGCCCCGCGTTCCCGGCGAGTGAGTTTGTTATAAAGTTCTTTGTTGCCCTGAATGCGCCGTAACTTTTCAGCCTCATTGGTATTGATAAAGCCGGCGGCGTGAGATAAGGCCGTAAAATCACCGTTGGTGAGTAAATCCGTGACACCTTCCAGCCCGTTCTTAACGGAACCGTCAGACATAACAAATTTTAGAACCTTTTTTTCCGCCTTATTGATTAGTCCATCCCATGCAGCCCCCAGTTCATTCATCGTCACATTAACATCAGAAAGCTGCTTGTTCAGTTCTGGGTCAACGGTCAGGCCAAACCTCTCTGCTTTAGCCAGAAGTCCGGCATACTTCGAGCCTTCACGTAACAGTGTCAACATATCAGGGGTTAGCCCGACAGCATTAGCGAAGGATTTTTGTTGCGATGGGTTCCATTTCTGAAGCGCACCGGAAATGGACTCAAGCGTTTTAAGAAGATCAAGAGAGCCATTTTTATTTTTGACAATTTCGGCGCCAATTTGCGCCATAGCGCCCGCTACCCCGGTATTGGACCCACTTGCCGCTTCATTCAGCGATTTAAAGACGCTTTCAATTGATTCAGCTGCTGTCTCGCTATCCGTTCCCAGAATACGCATCGCGCCTGCCAGTTGCGTAAAGTCCCGGACGCTCATGGCGGTGTTCTGTGCGTGGGTATCGAGGTTGTACGCCTCTTTGGCTGCGTCACGAAAACCGTCGGCAACCTTTTGAATGCCGAACCCGACCACGCCAGCCGCACCAAAGGTAGCCATTTTACCGGCCAGCTCACCGACGATCTTCAGTGGAGGAATGATATCTCCGATGAACTGGACGTTATCCCGTGCACTACGGGCCATTTTATCCAGTCGTCCGCCGACATCATCCAGACTATCAACCGTCTCATCACCGCCAAGGTTAAGCTTTTCCTGCGTCTCATCCAGTTGAGGGAGCAGGTTTTTAATGGCCTCGTTGATTTCGTCAATGGTGGCGCTGACCCTGTCGTCCGCAATCAACTCGAAATCGAATGCGTTACTCATCGTCCTGACCTCCGGACTTCAGTTTATTAATTCGGTTCGCCTGTGATACCCACCAGAGTAGCCGTTTCTGGGTCATACCCCACGCCCGTTCGTCGCTCCACCCGAAATAGAAGGTGACGTCCGCCGCCACCTCCTGCCACGCGGTCAGGGCTTCCAGTTCAAAAAACCGAGCAGATACTCCTTACACTTGCAGAAATCCACATAGTCCATCGGCGCCAGTACGCTTTCCCGGGTGTCCGTCACCAGGGCAATAAGCAAACGCATTGCGGCAATGGCGGTGGATGCTTCCTGCTTTTCATAAAACTGTTCAACCTGAGCCAGTGTAGGAGCCTTCAGATCCAGTTGCTCATACCGTGTCTTTTGCGCTGTATCTTCCAGGGGGGTGGTCAGAATAATAACTTTCGTACGTTCTAATTCAGCCATAGATTAATTCTCCGTAACGTCGCGGCCTTCCCAGCGAACATCAAATACAGCATCTTCGCTTTCTACTTCCTGAACGTTGACCGTCCAGAGCGCGCGACCAATAATCGTTTTCCCGTTCGCCAGTTCGGCTATCACGTTAACGTTGGTCTGTTTGTTAAAATTCAGGACACTGGTGCCGCCGCTGTCACGTAGCCGCGCTGAAATGTACCCGGCAACCGGCTTTTCTTTGTAGCCATGTACGCCATCCATACCCGTCAGCGTCGAGCGGTTAACAGTGGACGGCTGGTATTTAAAGGAACCTTCCACCATGACTGAAACACCGTCCACAGTGACGTAGGCGGTACCGGCCAGGCGGTTTGAGGTATCAGCCATGATTTATGCTCCTGTATCTGTTGACTGCGCCTGCAGGCGGAACTGGTTAAGCAGCGCAAAAATACGCAGCTGATTGATGAGCGTTCCCGGCCACAGGACATCAACGCGGTTCGGATTGGATGCATTTTGTTCAACGATAATATTTTTCGCGAACGCTTCAGCATCCTGGGCGTAACCGTTAAACACCAGCGTCTGGTATTCGGCTATCTGGTCAGCTTTGATGATGTTGGGCGTTACAATGGGCTGGCCCGGTGCAAAACGTGTCCCGTCAGCAGCCAGTTTCATGCGTCCAAACTTACTGGTCACCGCTGTGCGGAGATAGCGGGTCACGAACATCAGGCTGAACAACGTTTCCACCTGCAGGTAGCTGTCGTCTTCATCGCCGTAACTGTTTTTCTGGTAGGTGGTGATGATGTTTTCCACGTTGACCGTTCCGTCGTCGGCGACGGTATACGTTGAAATGCCACTGTACAGCAGGTTGTTACGCTCAGTGAGTTCGAAGCGGTCCTGCAGATCTGGCGCCAGTACGCCATAAACCGGCAGGCTCTGCAGCGGACGGCCAGGATCATTACGCAGGCTTGGGGCAATAGCCCCCACCACCGCGGCAGACCAGATATACCGAGGCGTTGGAGAGCGATAGACGCCCAGCATCGTTTCATGCTGGTTATTTCGGGTCTCGCCTTTTGTGCCCAGCTCGGCGTAGGTTCCCGACGTCGTGCCGAAAGCATGCCCGTACAACTGTTTATCCCACGCCCAGCGGCCGGAAGCATCGTTCAGAAACACCTTCATGGCATCAAGAGAGGCCGTATCGTCGTACGGGTTGATGATGAAATCGAACGTTTTATCCTGCAGATTGCCGAGTGCATCCACAAAATCCGGTGCGCCGGCGCCGCCCGTCATGGCGGTCACCGTCAACGTCAGACCGGCCGGCGTAACTTCACCACCCTGCGTCCCCAGATAGTTGAGGCGAATATCAATCCCGTTACCCAGAAGCCCCGCATTTTTAGCCGTCAGTTCAATCGTATCGGTCGCATCAGATTTCACGGCAGCGGTGACCGGAAGATCTGTTTTTTTTGCTATAGCCGCTGTAAGTGCCGCCGCAATTTGCGCCGGTGTATCGGTTGCCAGCACGGTGAGCTGCACGCGGGTCCCCGCGAGGTAGAGAGAGATTACGCCCGTCTCTGACGCCTGTGACGCAATCTTGATACTCCCCTTCGCGGCCACCATTGACCCGGAGTCGTCCGCCAGCGGCAGGATCCAGATTTCAGCAGCGGTATCGTTTTTCAGGTAGGCCGCCATCATGCCATGCAACAAAGAGCCTTTTCCGGTCAGTTCGCCCACGCTATTGGCGGAAGAAACTTTCACCGGGATATTTTCCGCCGCCGTGCCGGCGGTCAGCATCTGGCCAATCAGCAAGGTTCTTTGTGTGGCTGTTGCCGTGTTTGCCATGGAATTATCAAATTCAACGTAAAACAACGGTGGCCGTAGGTTATTGGGTACGCGTGAAAACGGAACGGTCATTTAAGCGTCCTCTTTTTTAGCGGTGTTCTTCACACCTTTTTCCAGCACCAGGCTGACATCGCCATCCTTCAACCGGCGGCGCCAGAAGATATTATCCGGAACTTCCCCGCCCTCTTTGGGCAAAGGCTCCCCCCGGACGGGGCAGCGAACGCTAAGCCCGTCTTTTGGTTTTACAAACATGATTACTCCTGAAGGTTAATACTGAGGCCCGGGCGCGGGGTGCCATCCGGCATTTTGACAGCGATATCGATCCCCTCCAGAGGTGGCGGGTCGATGGGATAAAAATCTTCCGGCCCCTGATAATGTTCGATATCGATTTCGAACAGCAACTGGCCCAAATGCGCTTCCCCCTCGCCGTCAACGTTAATCGTCGAACGGATTTCCGCGTACTTCTGGATTTTACGGGTGAGCTCGTAGCTGTTGATGACCGCCCTTTCCACCTGCTCGCGCAGATCCTCCAGCGCCTCCTCGGCCCGCATCGCTCCGTCATCATCGGTTTCCCCGTCATATTCCTGTACGCGGCCAGTGATACGGACGGTGGTCACCGTGGTGAACGCCGGCGTATTCCGCCCCTGCGCCTTTTTGTGATCAAACGGCGTCTGAACCAGCAGCGCCGGATAGAGCGCTGCCGAGGTTGGCCAGTCCCGCGGCGAATAAACGCGGTTACCAGCATCGGTGTGACCGACCAACGCCGTCACCACCATTTTGCGAATAGCTGATGCATTCATCGTGTTTTCACCACGTTAAGAACAAGGCGGGATCCGCCATGGCTGTCAGGCTCGACATTTGACACCACGAATAACTGATTAATGACGTGGCCGCCGACGGTTTTAATAAACACCCGGTCCGATACTTCAGGCTGAGGTTTACCCAACTGGCGGAACTCGGCATCACGTACGCCGAGCATCGGACTGGAGGTATTGATCACTGAATCCCCGTCGAGGTTTTCAGCGGCCTGGGCATACCCACGGTCAAAAATGCCGTTAATTATGAAAGGAGCACCGTCTTTGGGACGGTACTCGTGTTCATCGCCGAAGACGCCATGTAGCGGACTCAACAGGTGTAAATCCCAGTCCACTCCCATCGCGCTTACTCCGTAGTAATTTTCACGCCACGCGCAGCAGATAACGCACGCTGCCGAAGAACCTGAACATCGGCGATCACACCTGCAGCCAGCAGACGTTCTGCGTCCTTACCGGAGACCGGAATACGCAGATTTTCGCGGTAAATCTCGCCGTCATGGCGAATGCAGTTACCCTTCAGAACTACGTATTCAGGGGCAGCGGTTTCATCTTCATCGCCATCCGCATCCTCTACTAAATCACCGTCTGTTTCGTCATGCTGTTGGTTATCCTCAACGATGCCGCCTGCATTCAGATCGTCAACATTCAGGACTTCTTCGGCGGTGCCTTCCACATTCAGGTCATCCACCGACCCGGTTTTGATTGTTTTAGCCATATCAGACCACCGTTGCGCAGAGGGATGCGTTTACCCGGCTCGGAATAACCAGCGGGGAGGATTGCATCAGGATAAGGCGTTGTGCCGGATCTTCTTTCACCCAGGACTTGGGCGCATAGGCCAGCGGGCCGTAGTTGAATGCCGGGTCCAGAATGACGCCAAAGGCGCGGGTGCCCATCAGGTCCGCACCGCTCATGATGACAGCGCCATCAGGGATCATCGGTTTCTCGATATTATCAAGCGGGTCAATAAACCAGTCGTTATACAACCAGAGGTCAAAGTTACCCCAGCGGCCTTTATAGATAGCCCCCTTCATCACCTGCGGACCCGCATTAATCTGGTTACCAAACGGGCTCAGCGCCGGGAAGGTGATGGCATTATCCTTGATAGTGGTATCCAGGCGGAATGCACGCCACGACTTATTCGTGAAGACCAGGTCTGTGGCGACAGAGCCGGATTCTTTCAGGAAAGTGGTCTGCCAGACTTCGATATCATCAGAAGGTTGGGTATTGGTCGCGCCGGCGGCAACGGTCAGCGGCCATTTATCCGAACCGCTCAGGGTGATGGTCAGGTCGGAAGCACGACCAAAATCCACCACTTTAGTTTCGTAACCTTCCCCGGTGACCGTGACGGTCCCGGACACCAGCGCACTGGCCGCCATCCACTCCAGACGCCGATTGATCATGTCGATCTGGTCAGTCATTTCAAACTGCAGATTTAACATTTCACGTTCGGCGGCGGTGTATTCGCCACCAATTCGCTCGCCAATCTGACGACGGATCGGTTTACGCAGATCAGGCGCGCGCTTGTCTTTGATGTACGCAGGTTTGAAGGTATTGGTCTGGTATTTACGGGACTCGACCAGCTTGCCCTCCACCAGCGGAGAGACAAACGGCGCCATACGACGCAGGCCGACATCAACATCAATCGCCACTTCTTCCGTCTCGTAGGTCACGACATTCGGGAAGAAGCGATCGAGTAGCCAGTTCTGACTGGTTTTCAGGTTAGGAACGACCTGTACCAGCACGCTGGTATCAAAAATATTTTCCATATTCAGTCTCTTGATAATGCCAGCTGCACGCTGGCAAAAATTGAAATGAGTCAGCCCCTGCCGGTTAAAGCAATAAATCAGGAGTGAGAGGGGTAAATCAGGAAGTAGCTACAGGGGCCTGGGTGCTGTCTTTCAGGAAAATAGCCAGCGGGCGAAGGGCTGTTTTTAGTTCTGCAACGGTCCAGGTGTCATCAAAGATGATGTGGTTCTGGTTGAATTCGCCCATCAGATACAGACCACCATTCTGATCTGCAGTTGACGCATCAACATTATCAACCAGAATAGCCACCGGGGTTTCGCTACCATCGGTTGCCGTATTGACACTCAACGTGTATTTGCCGCTGGCGGTAACCATCCCCAGTATGGTTCCACGCTTATAGGTACCACCGGTAATAATTCCGGTATCGGTAACCAGCTGAAGCGTACCGGCGATGAGCTGGTCCGGTACAAACAAGGCACTTTTCATACCCGGAGCAAACTGATTCTGACCATACTGATCCATTATTTTTCTCCTTTAGTGGAGTTGTAGAGACTGGTCATTTTGTTCACCAGTGTCGCTTTACCGCCAGATGGTTTATCCCCATCCTGCCCAAGCCGGACATCATGGCTTTCCTGCATGCGCTGATCGAGAGAGCGCCCGCGCGTTGCCTGTGGTTGCGAGACTGGCGCCGTGGATGCCAGAACATCGATAGCGGCGGCAGAACTCATCCCGGTATTGAATGCGAGTGAAGCGGCCAGTGACGGATTTGCCGCGGCGTGCTTACTGCCGAAGATGCGGGCGCAACGTTTACGCTCGGCGGCACGGGCATTTTTCACCGCTTTGCTTTCTTTGCGGTCGTCGTCGCCGTCATCCTCGGAATCGTCATCGTCTTCCGACGCTTCCGGGTCGTCGCCGTCATCTTCCGCGTCATCATCACGCTCGTCGTCTTCCGCATCATCTTCACGTTCATCGTCCCCTGCATCATCTTCGCGCTCATCCTCTTCCGCGCGACGGCCTTTCGCCTTTTTGGCTTTTTTGTCCTCTTCCTCTTCGGAAGCAGTCGCGCCACGGCCAATAAGGTGAGCAAAACTAAATGTCTTTTTCTTCGCCATTTCAGGCTCCTGTTTTTTCAAGTAAGTTTCTGAACGCAGCATCAGGAGGACACACCTCATCAGCCAGTCCAAGTTCCACACCATCAGCAGCCATAAAACAGGCAGCCTGAGTACTTTTGATAACCTTTGCGCTTATCCCCCGATTTCTGGCGACGGTATTCACAAACAATTCTCCCATGGTGTTGATGTCCTGCTGAATAGCCGCCAGCGCTTCATCTGACAGCTCTCTCAGCGGTGAACCCTCAGCCTTACGGGAACCGTAGGTGATGATGGTGACCTTGAGTCCGTCATCTTTAATCCGCTGGGTCCAGTCAAGGTGCATGGTGATCACACCCACTGAACCCACACCACCGGTTCGGGGAACAGAAATCCGGTCCGCCGCACTGGCAATCGCATAGGCAGCGGAATAGGCGCTCTCCGTCAGAATGGCATGGATGGGCTTTTTGCCGCGGGCGCCGTAAATGACATCAACCAGGTCGAAACATCCGGCGACCTCGCCGCCGGGCGAATCAATATCCAGGCAGATCCCCGTAATATCGGGGTCTTCCATCGCGGTCAGGAAAGCCTGACGAATACCGTCATAACCAGTCATGCCACTGTATGGACGCAGACTGCCCAGCTTCTGCACCAGCGTCCCGCATATCGGGATAACAGCAACGCCCAGCACATTGTCATAACCCGGGTCGCTACGGGATTCCCGCCCCCGCTTATCGTCATATCCGTACCAGTCGTCATCTTCCATCGCCAGAGAGGGTTCGATTCTGCTGATGCCAAACCGATCCATGACCGCAGCCATAATGACCTCGGCTTTATTTGGGTGAAGGGCGAGCGGCGTATTAAACAGACGCTGCGCCAGATGAGGTAGATTCACTTTTCCTCCGGGTCTTTAATTGTCTCGCTGGCGAACTGGTCCGCCTGCGCCCAGCTTGGTAATGGAAGTCCGCGCTTCAGGCAGGACTCTATTTCCCGCTGGCGCTGGTCAAGAATCTCTTCCCAGTCCTCACCCACGTTTTCACCCACTTCAATTTCGAGAGTGGAAAGTCCCGCATCGAGGCCGAGGATGGCGCCTTTTTTCTCCGCTACGGGATCAACCCACCCCCTGCCGGGTCCCATCCAGCGCGCACGGGAATACGCCGCCCGGGCATCAACAAAATCAGGGGCATCATTAGGAAGAGGTAAATCCTCGTTATCGTGAACTTCTTCAACGAAGGCGGTCAGAATGGGTTGTGCGAATCCGGTAGCAAAATCATCCCGTCGGCGGGTCAAGGTTTTCCATGCCTCCAGCAATGAAGAGCGAGCCGAACTGTAATTCACATCAGACCAGTCCTGTGTGACCTGCTGTGGAGAAAGGCCCGTGCCTGATGAGAAATTCCGCAGCACTGCTGATTCAAACACTTCAAAGTTGCTGTACGGCCGGGCCGCATTGACGGTATTGATTTTTTCGCCAGGGTACATAATCGGCATCCGTGCGCCATTTTGCAGCGTCAATCGGCGATCTTTGTGAAACTCGATACGTCCGTCCTGATATGCACCAAGACTGGTATCATCGAAATTCTCTCCCAGTGCCGCCTGGACCATTTCAGGGTCATAAGGTGATTCGATGTAGGCCGCAAAAATGGCGTTCAGGATCGCTGCTTCCAGCTCGCTCTCGTCATATTTTATCAGCATTTTCAGACGCTGGATGACAGGGGTGAGAATTCCGTTACCCCGGTGCTGTGCACCACGTTCATGATCGAAGTCGTGAACGACATGCGGGCGCCCCCATGCGGTTTCGCGAGGGATACATCGCCACGTCATGGTTTTTGCACCGCTCCACCAGTCACCGATATGGGCTTCCCGGAAGTGGTACGCGACAGGAGCTCCATCAGCATCTATTTCAACACCACCGCGGATATTCGGCATATCAAAATTCTGCTGTGGGTTGCTGAGTCTGTCAGGATCCACAATCTGTACTGTCGTAGCGTAACGCCCTTTTCCACGACCCAGCCGATCAAGTCGATACTCCAGAACGGAAACGGCATCACCATCAATCAGCTTGTGTCGGAAACCCAGACGCAACATTTGCGGTACCGTCAGTTTACGTTCAACATCGCAGTATCTGCCCGGGTCATACGCCCACGTGCGCCAGTGTGAGGCAAGCGCTTTACCGTACTCTTCCGCCCAAACCGCATCGAAGCTCTTATTACCCGTCATCATCCGCAAAACCCGGTAGTCTGGTTTCATTATGGGCCTGAAGTTCGCTCCGACCGCATTATCCAGCAAACGCGTAACTGCGCCGTTCGCCCACCCATCATTGCGAACCAAATCGCGAGCACGGGAAACGATACGGTCACGGTAGATATTGATTTCGTTATCCGGTGACCATAACGCGGGCTGCCAGTTTGCCAGTTGATCGCTGAAGGAGTCCGCGGCGTCATATGGCACCCGGCTACCACCTGTCAACATTCTGGGTTTAGATGACTGATAGGGTTTTCCGTCGGGGCCTAGGATTTGCACTTTATTCATCAGAATCTGAACCTCACTGGCTTCCGTGGCCGGGCGACAATTCCCAGTTGCGCCTGCAGCAACTGAATCAACGCCAGCAGGTCGGCGAGTGAACTCTGCTGATAGGAGACAGAACGTGTCCCATCACTCTGCGTATAAGAGAATGATACGCCCCGACTGCCGGTAGTCAGATCGATATATGCCTGCTGAGCTTTCTGCAGAGCGTCTCTTAGTTGCTCATCAGTCATCCCACCAGCAAGTAAGCTCGTGTTTCGGTTAAACATGGTTTTCCTTATTGCGGCAGAAGTTTCGAAATTTTCTTACGCTTAACGGGAGCGGTGATTTCCTCCACGATGGCGCCCGGTAACTCGTAATTGATTTTTTCTTCTGGCTCGGCAGGTGCCGGCAGGAACTTATCGGGATCGGCTTGAAGGTTAGCGGCCCGAACATTGAGTTTTAATCCCATATGTTTCAGCCCGCACAGCGCGGCATAGCTATATACGAGACAGTCGAGCGCTTCGTTCGCCCGCCCGGGAATGGGTTCCCAGACACTGAATCGCTGTCCGGCCACCACTTTGTAAACCAGTCGCTCTGCCAGTAGCTGGTTGAAATATCCGAGGTCACGATCATCCGGGAAGTGCATATAGCCCGCACCTGCAGTACCTAAAGCCGGCGGTTCAAGATGCAGGCGACCACGGACAACATCTTTCGCAGAGTTCACGCCAAGAATAATTGGCCTGAAGCTGGCTTTACTTTTCGATGTCGGTCGCTTGGTTGGCCAGACGGGGTTGCGTTTGCCCCCCTGGGCAGACTCCCCCTTGATAGCCCAGATACGACGCCCAAGGCGCTCTTTACAGAACTCATAAACCTTTTGGGTATGGTGACCACCGGAGTCCATACATGCAGCCAGAATATTCAGCCCTCGCCCGTCACCACGTCGCCATATCTGTTTCAGGTACGCATCGAGGCGCTTCCAGGGTTCCTCAGTTTCCAGATCGCCATAAATGACGTCATGCGCAACTGACCACGATTCTTCGTCCCGACCCCAGCCAGTGATCGTGATTTCGAATCGGTCATCCTGGGTATCGACGCCGGCAGTTAACAATGCCACGCCATCAGGAACGACGACCGGAAAGACTTCACGGCGCGCCAGCAGAACATCAACCGGGAGCTGTTTCCCATGGTTGGGCCGGTGCGGCAACCCCATCTGGGTGTTCCACCAGGCCTGTTCTTTATCCGGATCGCCTTTTGCATCGAGGTATTTTTTCGCAATATCCGATGGCTTGTCTTTTTGCCAGGGACTGAAGAGTTTTGACGCCTGGTACCCGGCGTGGTGATTATCCAGCGCCTCGGCCCCGCAGTCCGGGCAAATCGCCCGGTATACGGCATGCCGTTCCGACTCCGACCAGCACCAGACAGTATCAACACTCCCCTCATCGCCTTCATGCCATTTCTGGTCATATTCCATTAATGGAGAATGGCGGGAACCACAGCATTCAAACGGTTTAGTCTGGTGCCAGCGAATTGTCTGTAATGCCCGCAGACGCTCACCCTCTGACCAGCCAGCGCCACAACATTCACAATGGATCATGGCCGCTTTGGTCAGGTGCTTATCACCTTCTTTCGGCCATTGAACATGTTTGAAGAAATCAAGAAACTGTCGGTGCCCGCAGTGGGGGCAAACTACAGAGGCCCGCCGCTGATCTGAATCTTCGTAACTGGCAGCAATCCGACTTTCATCTTCGACCGTCGGCGAACAAGCCCGCACAGACAGCCAGTTAAGGCCAAATGTTGCGGTTCGCTCTTCCGCCAGAGCAATGGGATCGCCCTCGCGGGTAATCGGGTATTTATCCACCTCATCTGCCAGCAGAACACGGATCGGACGGCGCGCAAGGTTATCTGGACTACCGGCGCCGGCCAGCGCAAGAAATCCGCCCGTGAAGGCTTTATACAGAATGGTTTCTTTCGAACTCTTCTGCTTTGAGTCACCTATGATGTTACGCAGAACTGGCGTCACCCTAACCAGCGGGCTGATGCGTTCTTTGGAAAACTGCTCGGCGGCCTCTTCCTTCGGCTGCAGGAGCAAAATCGGGCATGGATCCAGATGCGCGAAATAACCAAAAAGGTTTTCCAGCAGCGCGGTTTTCATTAACTGGGTACAGCACATCACGGTGATAATATGGACGCCCGATTCAGTCGCGGCCAGCATAGGACCGCGGGCAATTTCAACCGTTGATGTTTCCCAGTTCCCGGAGGTGCTGCCAGCTTCTTTCGCCAGCTTCCGGTAGTCATCGGCCCATTGCGGGACGCTGATGCGTGGCGGCGGTGTCCACCCTTTTCGGACACTCAGATGAAGACGCTCAATCTTCCGCTGGGTTAAACTCTGGTTCTCCGAGGACTGAGATATGTTTGTGGACATGTTCAATCAGCACCTCTGTCATCCTGTCCGCCGGCACATTCAGATCGGCGGCTATCAGCGGTGCCACGCGTGAAGGCCAGTTCAGCCAGGCATCACGCTGCTGGCGAAAGGCATTGAAAAGAACCTCCTCGGCGATGGCCAATTCAATTGTCTGGCCGCTGTCTTTTTCATACTGAAGCTTTGCCTGCAGAGCCATGTAATTTTCACGGATCCGTGCAGCCTCTTCCCTGGAAAGGTCAGCACCTTCTGTAAGCATTATCTGGCGAACGGTTTCGTCAATTTCATCATCACCATCATTCCGGGGGGGTGCGGCTTTTTTCTTCTTTGCGTTTGATGCCCGCGGGTCTTTTCCATCGCGGTTTTTCTTCAACGCGGCATCGCTGGCTTCAACATCTATCAGGTCACCGTCCATGACAATAAACCGGCCTGCTTTAATCCAGCGGCCAATAGTTTTGCGGTCGACGCCTGAATGTTGTGCGTACTGACTCTGGTTCATCGTGGTCATGGGACATTACTTGGGACATTTTAGGGGTGGGACATTTACCTGGGACATTTTTGCAATGTCCCACATGAATGCCCCACTGGAATAAATGGAATAATCCACGCTGGCTCTGGCATGGCTGGCGATCCCTTGAGGTGGGGCATGGGACACAAAATAAAAATTTGTAGCTAGAAAAACACCGCGGCGCGCAATGCCCGTGCCTTACAAAAGTCTCAGGAAGGACCCAAACCCGTTGGGGCGGGTCACCGCGCCGTCCTGATCGCATCAGCGATGGCACGGCTCAGCGCACCGGGCATCAATGCTTCCGCCATAGCCCGTGAGCGGTCCATGTACCCGAGCACTGGCGTTACGGGCAGCGCATCGCCAAACCTCACCAGCAGCTTGGGAGCGCGCTGTTTCCGCTTTGGTCGACGCGTACCATTTGCTGAGCGCTTAGCGCGTTTCTTTTTCGTCTTCATTGGTTTACGTCTTTGCCAAACAGCATCTACGCCATTGACCTCACCGACGAACACATTGGGCTTCGCTTTCAACTGCGACAGCTTATTGCGCGGCATGTTGCCGTACTTGTTCAGTTTTATGTTCTTCGGGTTGAGCAGTGCCTGGCTGTTCAGCTTATGCTCGCCGCCAAACTCGAATGGCTCCAGATACTCAGCGGCGATATCACGCACA